ACCCCACACTTTCTACATAATCTTCATAATCTGGATGCACAACTAATTCATACTTTATTTCTTGTGTGTTTTGAGGTTTAGCAAGTGTGTAAATCGGTGGTTTCACCTCCTGGTAATAATAACGAGTTTCCTGAAATTCGATTAATGTCCAATATAGCCAAGGCCTTAATATCATAAAACCATCTGGAGTCTCTTGAAAATCTTTTAAGTAATAAGCAAATCCCCATGTTTCAATCACTTCTCTGTCTGTTTGTCCGTCAATTGAGTAGGTTGTCCTCCTAACTTTCTTGGGGCCAGATTGGTCTAAGTTGCTATCTAAACTCCTTAGAATGGATGTTCCTTTTGGTGGGTTTGTTACGTCTTGGTCATATTCATATTCAGTTTTAATTTCGGGTTCTTTTTCCTTGAATTCGGGGGGTGCATTCGGGTCAACTTGCTCTTTGTTGCTTTCCCTTGGAGTCCAGGTTAACGCGGCTCCATTGTAATAGGGTGCAACTCCTAGCTGGTTAGAACCGTCCGCTAGTTGTTCTTCCCAACTAAAACTATAAGAGGAGCCGGAATTGATGTCTTTTAACGCAACAAACTGCCCATAATGGACGTAACAGCCCTTTACTAAGGCATATTCCTCCAATACATCATCCAGAGACATCACGGAGTCTTCACCAACTTCATCGAGGAAGATGTCAAACCCGCCAGACAGATTGACACCTACTTTGGATGCCAACCGACTTGCTGATAATGTCCCTGTAGCCCTATTAACCAAAGGCTTAATTTTCACCGACCGTGAACAATAAACCTTCCACCATCCTTCTAGGTTAATTGAAACAGTATAAACATTTATTTTTTTGGTTCCTTTATATAAATATCCAGTTCTTTCATAGCTATAGCCTCCATCGGGAGCGACCCTAAATGGAATCCCGTCTATACTGATTCTTGTACTCCTAGAAGGTTCATAAACCTGTTCGTAACTGCTAATATCCTCTTCTAAAATCCCTTCATAGGTAATTGAGGCACTGGGATGATCTTGGAAGCTCTTTGTAACAGTTAATGATCCCAGTTTTATCGGAACTGGAAGGCTAGGAGGGTTTTTGACAATGTTATTTTTAAACAATCGACGGGAAACAATAGGCATGGTATCAAGTGATTAATTTCAAAGATTGAATGGCCTCATCCCAGAAAAACTGACCAGGAGCAAATTCCCCCTGCGGTTCAACAAACCGTCTACCTCTCCATTCTACATAGTCGATAAACCCTAAGTCCTCCCCAATATCAAAGACGTTGAGTTGACCAATTAACTTCTGGGGTGCGGTATATTGCCCTGTCATCTCTAAAGTTTCCCCTCCTCTAATCCGGCAGCAGGAATCAGAGCAATCGATCACAATTCGCTCTCCTACTTGTCCAAAACTAAGAGGGACACCTCTATTTAAAACTTTAGATACAATCATTCCCAAGGGAACAGATACTATCAACTCACACATTACCATGGGGATAGGCGCGTTAAATTCTACGGTTAAATTAATACTATCGGGGACGGTATTGGTCGCAAAATAGACGGTGGTATTCTCTAAATAGAATCTTTGCCCAGTCAATCTATCTGGGTTAGTAGTTTGAATGAAATTGTTTATCCCGACTCGCAAGACGGCTAAAAAAGGCAGGTCTATTTTATAGAGGGTAAAGATGGCATCAGGGGTTGTTAGCTCTATTGGGGAAGGGTTAACGCCAGGATATTTATGAAATGTTTTAGTTTGAAACAAAGGAGCTAATACCTGACTTCCTTGTGCAGACAAAATAGGAGCCAATAGATTGAATGGACTCAGGATTGTTTCAGGTAGGTTAGAATTAGAGAGGGTGAACATAAAATTAAAGACTAATAACAATATTATTGCATGAATTATCGCCAAGAATTAAAACAGACCATAGAATTGTTTGTCCCTCAAGTTGAGCAAGCATTTCTTAAAGCATTCTATTTAAAAGACCTCGACTTTGGGCGGGACTTAATGGTAGGGGAACGGACGGGTGCGATAGATTGGTACACATCCGATCTAGGATCTCTCACGGGGAACGTGATGATTTCGATGGGTTGTAGCTCCCGTTTAAATGCGGAGATCGAAAAGGCAACCGAGGCTATCTATGCCAGACACGGGATATTCTCCATTAACGAGGAGGTTGTTAGAGCGCTAGAGCTTTCAACTGCAAAGGTACAGCTAAAAGGGGAAGTTAACGCTACAACGGTGCAACAGACTTCTTCTCGGCTTTGGGTAGCAATCTCCACGTTTCAAATTGACTGTTTTATTGGGTTATGAACCTATTTTTTCATCCAATCGGCTAATCCTTCTCGGTAAGTTTTGGCGAACGCATAGCATACCGCATCGGCTAGGTTAGGCGATCGCCCGATAATGCTTTTAATATCATCTTTTTTGGTAATCATGATTGTTTTCCCGCTTTCCCACCACCGGAAGGCACAGAGTTCTTCTTTTAATTGATCGTCGGGAGGTAAGGAGATCGGGATTTGATTCTTGGGATCTAATAAGTCTCGCAGATTCCAATACCAATAAGTCCGCATATTGGCAAAGGTTAAGAGCCCACTTTTGTCCTTTAAATACTCGCCGTTTCCATCCTTCGCGGCTTCACTTCCTTTCAAGGGAATAACGTGCATTTTCATCCCCCGACAGGTATCGTGAACCGCAGCACCCACACCAATTACGTCAATTTGTACCTTTACTCCAGTGTTTGCTATGCAGGAGGCAATCTGCTGTGCGACAATATTGCTGTCTGGGGTCTGGCTTCCATCAAATTCCCTGAGTTTATCTAGCCAGTTGTCCCATCGTAAAGCCAATACCGTCTTATCTATCCCACCCCGTGCCACATCCACGCCAATATGGGACATTTTTAAGACTTGAGGATAGTCAACCCATCGCTGCATTGCCAAAGTGACCCAATCCCCAGGAATAACTTGATAGGGGTCTGACTCTGGCTCGATAGTCATATCACCATAGAGAAGTTGCGATCGCAAAGGTTCAGGGAGAGATTGTAGTACCCCTCTATACCCTGAATCTCTCAGGAAGGGATTATCGTCTAGTGTCGCGCGAATAAATGTGCGGGAACGAGGTTCTAAGTCTTCATCTCCGATTCTGATCTTCTTGGGTTTGGGATAATAGAGTTTTCCTTCAACCTTTACAGGATCAAGAGAAGAAACCTCGTGGATTTCCTTGCCAATCGTGAGATAAAAGCTATCAACATCTACTTCTTGGTCTTTCCCATTCACCCCCACGAACCAACGTAACTCACCCGGTTCGGCAAGGTGTCTCCCTGTTTGAGATTCGTATTTTGGATCAAGCCAGGGAGCAAGATACCCGATAATCCATCGCCCACTTACCTGGCTAGGTGGGTTAAAAGTAAAGATTACCCTACATTTCTGATGGGGATCTGGACTTCTGCACCAACCCGTTAAAAAGAGGAATTGCTCAAGGGAGAACTCTGTCACCTCGTCTATTGCCTTGAGATCATGCTCAATCCCTCGCCAATTTTCAATATCACTTTCATGCTGTGCTGCGCCAAACTTTAGAGTTCTCCCTCCTGGTATCTTCCTCCATAGCTTTTCGTTGCTGTTGTAAGTAGCGCCACTACCCCGCAACAGTAGTCGTGATTTTTCGATAATATCCAGCAATCGAGGATACTCTCGTCGGAAAACAATTGATTTCCGGTGTTGTGTCACCGCCATAATCTGAATAATTGCGGTTTTCCCCCCACCTGCACTCCCTCCAAACCCGATAATGTCAGCAGGAGAAGACAGAGCCATTTTTTGCGGTTCACTCTTGGGTTCCCAGGGGTTCCAGTTTGCGATACTTTGCCCCACAAATCCTAACTTATCCAAGATCGAAGGATAGCCACTATGTTGTCTTTGTTTTGTCACCCATCCTCCCTGTGTAACCAATTGTGATTTTAATTTTTATACGTCCCTTTGGAGATGGTCTGGTTTCACGATATATAACAATTCTTTCCATTTTAAAACTCCGTACCTAAAACTCCATAGGAACAGTTACCCCTAAATTAATTAACCAGTTATACAACCTAGACCTATCCTTAACAAAATCATCCTCCAGTGGTTCGTTTTCCAAGTTTTCATCCCCACCCGTTGTTTCCCCTTTTGCTAACTCCTCCGCCTGTTTTAGTCTATCATTTGCTTGTTTACACAGCTTTGCCAGATCGTCTAAAGAGTAATGATTCTCAAGTCCTCCCACTTTAAATATTAAGATAGCATCCGCGATAATATCAAGTGCTAAATCTCCCGTTGTAATGGGTTCCTGGGGAAGTACCTTGGGGTCTGTTCCCTCTTCGGGATATTTATAACCTAATAATTGTTCTAGTAAACTTAAACCTGGGATTAGCTGCCCACGATAGGTGATTGGCTCCGTTGCTATAAAAAAATGATGGCGTGATTCTTGAGTTAATTGGTCAGGATCAAATTCAAAAAAATGGGCTATTTTTAAATAATGATAACGAAACCGAGGGAAAAGGTAATCATCCATTTCCTCTGGGTAAATGTGAAGCCCTGCAATGGACTTTCGTAAGTCTAAAAGATATGCAGATAGTTTCCTAGACTCTCTAATAGGCACAGGGAAAACCAAGACGAAATCCCCAGTCTGATAATTTAATCGGAAGTGTAACATTAAAGCCACTCCTCCCGACTACCTTGCCAATTAACTAACTTGATTCTATTGCCAAACAATGGCTCGAATTCACATTGTTTTAACTCCAAATATCGCCATCTTCGATCTAAGGATTCCCCTTCTTTGAAGACAAGATGAGCATCTAACTTTTCTATGGGTTCCTGTAGCTCTTGTGTCGCTTCATGGTAAATCACCTGCGTTCTAATTTTTACAGTTTGCCCAGAAAGATTAGGAGAAGCATAGATTTTCCCACCTTCTTCAACCACGATTTGAGATTGACCCGTAATCCTGTCCACTAATTCTACTGTTAGAGGCGATTTATTATCGGCGTTTGGGAAGTAATAAGCGATCGCCTCGCTATCTGGCTTAGGGATTTTAATATCGTATTTTGAAGCATTACCAGAGAGGGATAATTGCCCACTATTCCCCGATAGCCTCGCCTCTAAGAGCGTAAAGTCTGGAAATTCGGGAGTAATTGCCCATCGTTTTTTTCTGCACAATGCCGCAACTAATGGATGACCAGCTAATTTTAATTCGATTTTTTCTTCGTCAACCTTGATGGAAGAAGGTAGCACCAAATCAGGAGGGGTGTACAACTCGCCTCCCGATTCTTTTACCCAAGCTCGGCAAACTTTACCCATTAACAGAAGCGGAGATCGCCTCCATGCTTGTGGGGTGATTTGCGCTAGCTTCGGCGCCTGTTCGTACAATAACAGGAGGATTCGCACCATCATAAAAAACGACTTGTGAAACCACGGCAATATTCCGCCCACCAACAGGGAGAATAAAGTACGTTTTTATCTCTCCTATTTTTCGCATTTTTGCGGTTCCCGAAGCTGCTGTAGTTTGAGCCACGACAATATTTCCGGGTGTGGTAGACCCACTTACATCGTAAGTAATTGTTACCCCAGGTAAGTCAGAGGTAAGGGTTAAAACGTTGGCCGATGCCGTTCCCGAAACCAAAGCAGATGCGGAAGGAACCCCATTAATCTCCTCT